TTGGTGATGCGGTTTCAAGAATGATTCTCCGCAGAACGAGAAAAATCATTCCTCGTGTGTCGTACGAGTGATAGCTTCGACCGCAGGAATAGCGAAATAATCCAGGGTATAAGAGATCCCCTTCAAATGAGAGGTGTGTTAAAGTCTAATAAACTTGAAATCCATTTGAAAAGTTTTCGTTTAACATCTCTTATTGGCACCATTGGTGTAATGGTTAGCATTGCTGGTTTCCACCCAGTAGACGTGAGTTCAAATCTCACATGGTGCTTCATTCAGGAGATTCTTATGGTTGGTATTTATAAAATTACAAATTTAATAAATGGGAAAAATTATATTGGACAATCTATTAATATAGATAAGCGAATAAAAGAACATTTTTGGAAATCTGAGTGTTAGAAAGATATATCTTATAATTCAGCATTACATTCGGCTATTCGTAAATATGGAAAAGAGAATTTCGTATGGGAAGTTCTTGAAGAATGTAATGTATCAGAGATTGATGAAAAAGAACAGTTTTATATTCAACAATATAATAGTTTAGTCCCAAATGGTTATAATATTTTAATTGGAGGACAAAAATATCGAGCAATTCCTATTTTTTGTTCATCATGTGGAAAACAAATTACATCTGATAGTAAATCAGGATTATGTAAAAATTGCCAAGCAAAAACAACTCGTGTTGTAGAGAGACCTTCTGCTGAAGAATTGGTAAAATTATTAAAAGAAACGAATTTTACTCAAGTAGGCAAAAAATTTGGTGTAACTGATAATGCCATACGAAAATGGTGTAGAAATTATGGTATTTCAGATAAAGCAAAAGATTATAAATAATATTTTAGACACACGCAGCAAATTATTTCTCAAGAATTGGTATTATAAGTAAATCGTATAAATATTGAAAAAGAAGGTGAGGGATACCTCACAGAGAGATAGTGTCTAGTCAAAATTTAAAAACAAACCGTTTAAGAAGTTAAACATACTTCACTCCCTTTCTTTTGATTTTGGACTAGGTATTTAATAATTTTAATACCTAGTCCCATTTTTTTTTGGAGGAAATATGATTATTTTATATAAGGCTTTTGATGGAAAGATTTTTGAAAATGAATATGATTGTTTAAATTATGAAAATAAACAGTTCCATCCATATTTAAAAAATATTGAATGCTATACAATAAATAATATTAAATATTCTATTGATAATATAAATGATGATGACATTTATTTTAAAGCTGAAAAAGTAATAATTCATAATGATAATGAATTTAATGATTTTATTTGGTTAGCAAAATATAATGGTTGGTGTGAATTTTATGAATTAATTACTAAACCAGGTATTTGGACAAGACATGAAGATAAAATGCATAATGGATATTGGAAATTATTAAACACAAAAGGAGATAAGGAAAATGAATACTTTTCTTAATCAAATGAAGAAAGATAATAATATTGCTTATACTGAGAATGGTGGCTTAACCCATAGAACGACTAACTCTAAAGTGCTTGATATGTTCGCGGTCGGCGGTGCATATAGAACCCGTTCTGATGAGGATGTTATCCTTCTTTTTAAGAACGCATTTGAGGAAGATCGTCTTTTGGCTATGAAGTGCCTGTTTTATCTTCGTGATATTCGCGGTGGCGGCCAAGGTGAGAGACGTTTCTTTAGAGTCGCTTTTCGTTGGCTTTGTAATGAATATCCGCAGGTTGCTAAGGCAAACCTTAAGAATATTAGTGAGTATGGTCGTTGGGATGATCTGATCTACGTTGCTGAAGGTACTCCAGTGCAGACCGCCGCATTTAATATCATCAAGCATCAGCTTGCTCTTGATATTCAGTGCAAGACTCCGTCTCTGCTTGCAAAGTGGATGCCTTCTCAGAATGCATCTAATGCAGACACTAAGAGACTGGGACATGTTCTGGCGAACTTCCTGGGAATGACCAGCCGTGAGTATCGTAAGACTCTTTCTACTCTGCGTGAGCGTATCAACGTTCTTGAGCGTCTGATGAGCGCAAACCGCTGGGATGAGATTGAGTTCGACAAGATTCCTTCCAAGGCAGGACTTATTTATCGTAATGCTTTTGCAAGACGTGACATTCTTGCTAAGAAGTATGAAGCCTTTGCCAAGAGCAAGGATACCAAGGTAAATGCAGATGCACTGTATCCGCATGATGTTGCTCACAGAGCTTTTGCAATGCGTTACAACACAAGCCTTGAAGATCCTACTCGTCTTATGCTTCAGAAGTATTGGGATAATCTCAAGGACTTCTACAATGGCAGAGAAGAGAATGGCATCGCGGTTGTTGATGTGTCTGGCTCTATGAGCGGTACTCCGATGGAAGCTGCGGTTTCTATGGGTGCTTATATTGCAGACAAGGCACATGGCCCGTTCGCAAATCACTTCATCACTTTCTCAGCTCATCCTGAGCTGGTAAGATTTGAGGGAGTTGATATTGTCGATAAGCTCAATCGTTGCGTTCAGGCGGACTGGGGTATGAATACCAACGTACAGGCGGTATTTGATATGCTTCTGAACACCGCTATGAAACAGGGTGTAAAGGCTGAAGATATGCCGACCAGAATCTACATCTTCTCCGACATGGAGTTTGATGAGTGTGTATCTTTTGATCGTACCTCTAAGCGTTCTCGTAGCTCTTGGAGCAGATGGGATGATTGCCGTACTGTCAACTCTGTTGATGAGGTAAACTCTGATCTTGAGAACATTAAGCTGGAGTGGGCACGTCATGGATACCAGATGCCTCAGGTAATCTTCTGGAATCTCAATGCCAGAAATAACAGAATTCCTGCAATCGGTGATGGATTCAGTTATGTAAGTGGGTTCTCCCCTTCCATGATTGATTGCATCCTGAGCGGTAAGGACGGCTGGGATCTGATGATTGAGAAGCTCATGTCTAAGCGTTACGCGGCAGTAGTTGCGTAATCTCATATATAAAGGGTGTGCAAAAATTGCACACCCTTCTTTTTTGTATATGCAAAAATTTTCTAGAACCTGATGAATAGATCTCAGAGGCGGCTCGGTCCGCAGACACCCGCAATCTGAAATCAAAAATGGGTTTAGAATTTTTTCTTTCTGATTTTTCTATAGTCGAATCTTGGTCAAAAATGGATAAATGATCTCTCGTAATTTTAATATATAATTAGTAAGAGAAATCTTCATTTAAATACAAGGGAGGCTTTATTATGGTAGAGTTGCTTTAGTGTTATTCCTTGTCTGATATTCTCATGTTTATTGTTATTTTAGCTTTAGCGGTAAAAAGTCTAATTTCTTTTTTTGATTGGGCTTATGACCGCTTAAAGAAAGTTTTTAACAAAGAACATTGTAAACTTTCTGAAAAAGAAGAGTTAGAACGGCGTCTTCAGCATGGAAGCGAAGTAATGACTACTTTAAAAGCTAATCAAGAGGCAACAGATAAAATTTTAAATGATTTATCTGCAAAAATAGACATGTTGATTGATTCAGATAAGGATGACATTAAATCCTATATAACAAGAGAACATCATTATTTCTGTTATCAAGTAGGATGGATCGACGATTTTAGTTTAGACTGCTTAGAAAGACGATATGAACATTATGCAGATGAAGGCGGAAATTCATTTATTGAAGGTTTTATGAATGAATTGCGCGCACTTCCTAAACAATCTCCTCAAGAGCAAAAAGAACATTATCGTCCATAAAATTTTAAGAGATAAAAGGAGATAAAGAGATGAGTATCACAAGTAATTTGTATCCTCCAATTTGTCCAGACACCTGTCCAGCGTTCATAAGAACAAAATCTTGTAAGATCTACTTTTCTCTTTCTATGTATAATTCTGCGGCAGATATTAAAAATGTTCAAATTTCTTTAGTTAATCAAAGAACCAATGCTTCTGCTTTAAAAACAAGTACATATCCTTCTGGTATTAAAATTGCCAATTTATATTATGATCCTGACATGCGCGGCGATTATAATTATTATGTACAAATTAATCCTTCTGATTTAACAGAAGGATCTTTTGGATTAAATCAGTTTTATAAAGTACAATTAAGATTTACATCAAAATTTGCTTCTAATCCACCATCAGACGGGGCAGCATTAGCAAAATGGTTATATGATAATATACAATATTTTTCAGAATGGTCAAAAGTTTGTTTAATTAAAGGAATTGAACAACCGCACATTTCTATTCGTGGTTTTGATGATACTGAAAACAATCAAGAAACAATATTAACAAATCCAACGTTAGAGGTTGTTGGGGAATTAACATATGACAAGGATGAGACACAAGAAAAAGAATGCTTAAAAAGCTATAATATTAAATTATATCAAGCTAATAATATGGATAATGCATTAATACAAAGTGAAGAAATTTATACAAATCCACATAATCCAAATGAGTTTAACTATGAACTACCATATAATTTACTTGATGGTGTTAATTATGTTATGGCTCTAACTTATACAACCAATAATTTATATACTGAAACTATTAATTATAGATTTACCATTATCCAACATGGTGGTACAGATAAATTAAATGCTGATATTACCGCCGCCGTAGATGAAGAAAATGGTAGAATTAAAATTAGTATAATTTCAAAAGATACAGAAAAATTTATCGGAAACTTAACAATTAGAAGAACGTCTTCTGAATCTAATTTTCATAAATGGGAAGATGTAAAAACTGTCACATATATTACTGGAACTGAATTAAATTATAGCTGGTATGATACAACAATTCAAAGCGGCGTGTGGTATAGATACTGCGCTCAGAAACGTAATGCATACGGTGGCCGCGGCGCTATTATTCAGATTGATAATCCAGTAATGTGTTTATTTGACGACATCTTTTTAACAAGAGATGATTGTCAATTAAAAATTAAATTTAATCCAACTTTAAGTGAATTTAAATACAATGTTACAGAATCTCAACAGGTAACCATTGGGGCAAAATATCCATATATTAAGCGAAATGGTAGCAACTATTTTAGGACTTTCCCTATTGGTGGATTAATTAGTTCTTTTATTGATGCCACTGATTGGTATGATCCACATTTCTATAATGGAGAATTTCATTATAATGAAAATGAAATTAAAGCATTTACTTCAAAAGCAGATATATATGGAGAATCACAAGAGTTATATGATAATTATAATAATAAAAAAGGAATAACAGAATATAATGATTATATTTATGAAAGAGAATTTAGAAAAAAGGTTTATGATTTTCTTTATAAACATAATGTAAAATTATTCCGCTCTACAACAGAAGGAAATATATTAATTAAATTAATGAATATTGATTTTCAGCCTGTTGAAACGCTTGGACGGAGATTATATTCATTTACTGCAACTGCGGTTGAGGTTGATGATGCTACTATTCCAAATTATAATAAATATGGTATTCAGATTACAGGTAATTATGAGAAATATATTGCTTATAGATACGAAATTTTAGGACAAATTTCTGGAACATACCAAGCCTCTGATGGTAATATATTAAGTAATGAGATTAGTACTAAATATAAAAAGTCTTCAAATAAAGGATTTATTAATCAAGTTGGAAGCTTAAGATGGTTAAAATTAGAAATTGAATCTGATCCATATGTAATTATTGAAAGCGGCGGTCAGTTGGTAAAAGCAACTACATCTTCAGATATTAAAGCGCCAGATGCTACAGTTGGTCATATCGTTGTGATTAATGGTGTAGAAATGATTGTGTATCCTCGCATGGAAAGACGACCTACTGGGCAGCCAGGAGACGGCTCCACCGCAGCAGAAATAGTTCATTTAGGAATTTTTGAATTAAAAGAAGATAATACATTAGTAACAGATTTACGATTTAAATATCCAACTACTGTTACTATTAATTATATAGCAAATATAGAAGGAGTTGAAGATATATCTGGTTTAGCTAATAGAATTTATTATTATCATAAACCAGGTCAATTATATGGATCTTTTGAACCTAAAGATTCATTAATGCGGAAAATTTATAATAAATATCTACTTAATTATAAAAAATATTATCAACGTTTGATTGATGTTATTGATATCCAAGTTGAAGGTCAGCCTGGCGCTGTTATTTATGTAAAAGATTCAAAAGACACTGATCTAAATCGTCATGTTTTAGAAAATGGGTATTTGCAATTAAGAGATAATGAAGCAACTATTGAAGGTTTATACTTCTGTGGAGTCCATTTGACAGAATGCACAGATCCATTAGAAACTGAAATAGTTAATGGATTAACAAGTGACGATTTTAAATTGCAAGATGGTGTTTATAATTCTATTGATGAAATTAAAAATCCAGTTAATGCAGGTATTTACCAAATTCGTGCATATGGGTTAAAATCTGGTACATTTTTACAAAACAATCGAGTAATAGCTGTTAACGGAGATAATACAAAACATACAAAAGTTACCCCTGATAATTATTATACTTTAATTCTTGAACCAATAGAAGATGATAAAAAACTTCAGTTTGTTTACTACTATGGTTGTTGGTATACATTAGCTAAAGGTTATGAAAAGACTAAATTATTAGGTGGTGATATTCGTCAATTAAGAGATAATGAATATATTTTAGTAAATGAGCATTATAATTCATTTGCGGAAATTAAAAAACCAATTCCAAATGGCGTGTATTGGATCTCTTCATATGCAACTGATGATAAAGATCTCAATTTTGATAAAAATGAAAACTATGTATATACAAATGTTGATAAAAATTATGATTTAATTGTCAAACGGTTATATGAAGAATCTAAAAATAGATATATTTATTATCATGGCGGTTGGTGGTTATTTACACCAGAACACGATGTACTTTGTCCTGTTGATGGATTAGTAGATTATTATTGTGAAGTTATGAAAGGAGTTTATTAATTATGACATATGATTTTCCATATTTAAAAGACTCCGTATTTCTTAAAAAATTTGATGAATTAAAATTAAAAGAACAATATGTAAAATTAATTGTTCTTACTTTTGACGAAATGCCAATTCAAGAGATACAAGGTAAAGTAACTGGTGGCAACCTTACATTAGACGGATCTTCAGGAATGAGACGAACTGGCAATTTAAGCATGATTGCTGATGAATATGAGAATGATTTAACCGATACTAAGCATTTATTAAGTATTAATAAAAAAGTTGAAGTATTAATTGGTTTTGTAAATACAACAAATGAGTATACAGAATATGATATGCTCTGGTTTCCACAAGGAATTTATGTAATTATTTCACCAAATATTTCTCATAATAGTGATGGTGTTAATATTTCATTAACATTACATGATAAAATGGCCTTATTAAATGGAGAGTGCGGAGGTACATTGCCTGCCTCCGTAACCTTCAATGAAATAGAAGACATAGATGAAGATGGTAATATACAAGTTACAGAACCCACTATTTATCAAATAATCCAAGAACTAGTTAATCATTTTGGTGGTGAACAATTAGGCAAAATAATAATCAGTGATATAGACAATAAAATTAAAAAAGTGATGAAATGGACTGGTTCAACTCCATTATATCTTTATCAAGAACCTGCGGCGGATGGTACAATTTACAATAGTTTTAGTACTAACTATAACGAGCTCGCTGCGCGTCAAGCGCAAGGACATGGAACAATAAAAGAGTTTTCATATGGACAAGATATTGGTTATATATTAACTGATTTTGTTTACCCTGGTGAATTAGTTGGTAATGCAGGAGATACTGTTGTTACTATTTTAGATCAAATTAAAGATACTTTAGGTAATTATGAATATTTCTATGATATTGATGGCAATTTTAGATTTCAAGAAATTAAAAATTATCTAAATACATCATACTCTACATTTTTAATTAATGAGATAAATGCAGATAATTATTTAGTTGATTATACAAGTGGTAAATCTGTTTACACTTTTGAAGATGCAAATATTATTCAATCATATTCAAATTCGCCACAATATCAACAAATTAAAAACGATTTCTTAGTTTGGGGAAAAAGAACATCTATAGATGGGAAGGATGTTCCAATTAGATATCATTTAGCAATTGATAGTAAACCGACTGTTGGAAATAGTTATAAAGTATTCTTTTTTATAGACCCAGATGATGGAATCACAAAAGCAAAGAAACCAGTTGAATTTGCTTCTAAATCTAATTTTCCTGATAAAGGAGAAGTTAGTATTTATTATTATGCGGCAGATACTGGTATAATTTATAAATGGGCAACAGACGCAAAAACGTATGAGCAAACTCAATATACAATAGAAACGATTAAGGCAACTGATTATAGAACAGAACTTTACATGGCGGGCGTGGCTAGTGAACCTTTTGGACTAGATAGTAATTATTACTATACCGAGTTAAAAAATGAATGGCCTAAATTATATGATATGCGAAATCAGAAATTCTTTGAAGGAGTCATAGATCAACCAAGCGATGTTGACTTCTTTTTAGATTTTATAGACACTCCAACCACAATATCAGAATTTAGTGTACAAAATATTGGTAGAAGAACCACCACTCTTGTTGATGATTCTATTAACTGTATTTTTGAACCAGACAATCCTGATATAGTAATTATTGAAGCTGGTAGTGAAAACGCAGATAGTATACAAAGAGAATGTGAAGCTCGTAAGCAAGAATATGCGCAAGTTCGTTCAGAAATATATTCAATGTTATTAAATGGTGGAGCATTAAGATCTGCCTATGATGAAATTAAAAAAGAACTATATCAATATACAAATTATAATGAACAAATTTCGTTAACCACATTACCAATTTATTATCTAGAACCAAATGTTAGAATTACGGTTCGTGACAATTAGAGTTCTATTTATGGAGATTATATGATTAAATCTATTAGTCTGCCTTTAGATATTAATGGAACCATGTCTATCTCAGCAACAAGAGCATTAGAAAGGATTTAATCATGGAAAATAATTATAAAGTTTATAAATATACAAATCTAATTAATGGGAAAGTATATATTGGTCAAACAAAAACATCTTTAATTAAAAGAGCTGGTTCTAATGGCGAGAGATATAAAGGATGTAGGCATTTTTATTTGGCAATTTCTAAATATGGATGGGAAAATTTTATTCCTACTATATTAAAAGACAATTTAACAAAAAAATAGGCTGATTTTTTTGAGATTTACTATATTAATAAATATCAAAGTACCAATTCAAAAAATGGGTATAATTTAAGCCCTGGGGGAGCAAAAGGCCAACCTATTGGAGAATTAAATAAACATAGTATCCCAATTATTTGTTTAGAAACTCAAAAAATTTTTCCATCTGCCGCAGTTGCACAAAGAGAATTAGGAATTGATGATGGAGATATACGAAAATGCTGTCAAGGTAAGCAAAAAAGTGCAGGTGGGTATCATTGGGCAGATTATCACATAGGATAGAATTATAAAAAGCCTATAGAAAAAGCAACAAAAAAGGGAGACCCTAAACCAGTAAGATGTATTGAACTAAATAAAAATTATGAATCAATTACAAAAGCTGCTGAGGATTTAAAATTAGATATGAGTAATATTTCTAAAGTATGCAAAAATAAACAAAAAACAACTGGTGGGTATCATTTTTGTTATTTATGAAAGGAGATAAAAGGATTTATGTATAACATTGGCCAATTCAGGCGTCCACAACTCGACTCCTATTCAACCCCACTTAGCATGGAACTTGGTCGTCAACAAGAAAAAGGCGCATCAGGTATAGATCTTTTATTTTACAATGCTTGTGGGAATTTATCAGGAGATAACATAATGGACACTCAAAACTGTTATTATTTGCGGTTTGGCGTCAAACAAAGAAAGGATTCAGAACAAGTATTTTATTTAAAAATAAGAAATGTTTCTGAAATAGAAGATAATGAACAATTAATTGATGAATTTAAGGTAGCCAGCGGTACTGGGACTGTTTATTTTGAAGTTATATTGTCACCAAATGCGACATATAATCAAGTTCTTTGGGAATTGCAACGAACTGCTCTTGATTATAACATGTTAAATGCAGATGGTACTTCTGGTAGAGTAATGGATGTTGTAGATTATACTTATACAAGATTGATAGATGTGCTAGCAACTTTGAAATCCACGTATCCGGATATGGAATATTTAACAAAGATTGGTATTCAAGGCCCGCCTTCATTGCTCATGTGCATCAATAGAGAGCAAATCAGAATTGGAAAGACTGGAATATATGAAATTAATAATGGTATTAAAATTACTTCTATTAGTTTTGTACCTAAAACTTCTACTCTTTCTTCTGATGGGTTAGACTATTTTATTATGGATTTCGAGTATTAATTAAGGAGGATTAAAAGATGTATTCTTTTTATGGTGGCAGACCTGGCAATTCTTTTATAATTATTACAACATATAGAAGTATTGCAGATATGGTTGCTAAATTTAAACAAGGACCAAATTATACTGCGGTACATTATGATGAACACGTAATGATTAATACCGTAAATAAAAATGATCCAGACAATGGTAAAGTATATAGACGTGGTTATGACTTTACTAATACAATGGGCGGCGCCGAATATATAGGAACTATTGTTGGTCCCGCAGGAAAAGCACCAATGTTAGAAATGACAACAGTTGCTGATGTAAAAAATAAACATGCTTCTGAAGGATATGATGAAAGATTTACTTCTGGTCAATATTCACTAACAAACGAAAATCTTGTGCCTGGTAAGACTGGAAGTGGGACTTTTAATGACGCAATTACTTGGGCATGTTGCTCTATTAGAAATGAAAATGATGAAGATGCTACCGCATATATTGGTTTTACTTTCCCATATACAGTAATTGATTATGAAACAAGTTGGATTGAACCATATGTTGCGGGCAAATATACAGATACAAGCTCTGCAACAAGAGTAGATGATGAAACCCATCCATTCTTTGAAAAATGGCATATTAATGTGCCAAAAGGTGTCAAAGGAAATGCTTTCATGAATTTAAAAGTGGAGGCGGCATCTACTAATGTGGAGGAATATACTGGTCAAGCGGATGATATTAACCACGGCCGCAAGATTCTCACATATGATTATTATAAATATGATACTTACCAAAATGGTGAACCAGTTAGAATGTACCTTGGTGATTATAATATGATTGATAATGTTACTATTGATGATGAAGGTACTATTACTATTGATTATAGTCACGATGATGATTCAGTATTGACAAAGAAAATTAAATGGGTTAAATCGGTTGCATTAAATACTAAAACTGGTTTGTTTACTGTTGTTTATAATCACACAACAGATGCAAATGGAAATCCAACGACATATACAACTTATCTTGATTGGATTGATAAAGTAAATGTTGCGGATGATGGTACTGTTACTTTTGGGCATACGCACGAACCTGATACAGTATTTAGTAAAAAAATTAAATGGGTAAATGGAGTTACTATTAATAACAATGGTACAGTAACTTTTAAATGGAATAATGGAACTGCCGATACTGTATTTGGTAATATTATTAAATGGATCAGTTCTGTTAATCTTGCGGCGGACGGCACATTAACTGTTAAATATAATAATGGTACAGCAGATAGCGTGTTTAGTAAAGCTGTTAAATGGATTACAGGCGTTCAAGTTGCAGATGATGGTACTATAACGGTTAGTTATAATAATAATGATCCTGCATATGTGGTAAGACAAAAATTAAAATGGATTAATGATATTACATTAGCTGATAATGGAACATTAACTATTAGTTATAATAATAATAGTGCTAATACGGTATTTGCTAATAAAATTAGATGGTTAACAGGCGCTGCTGTCGCTAATAATGGTACTCTTAGATTAAGTTGGAATAATGGAACTGCAGATACAGTTTATCCTAATTTATTTAAATGGATTAGTGGATGTACGGTTAATATTGGCGAAAGCGAAGGTGCAGGAAACCAGAAATTTCATATTATATGGAATGATGGAACAGAAGAAGATGTTGGAAATCCAATTAATTATATTATGAGTATGGTAGTAAATACAAATAATCATTTGCTTGTAAGGTATTCTGATCCAGCAAAACGAGTTGGTGGATTAACATATAATAATATTAACGGTTGGACAGATCTTGGTCAAATTATTCAACCTACGGCTGAGTATGGAAATGGAAGTGTAGTAACGGGATTGAATTGGGCTGGTATTGGACAATTAATTGATAACGGAACTAATAATAAGATAATAAAGTTTAATATTAGTCCTACTGCATTAATAAATACAGAGGTTAATACTGTGACCATTACATCTGGTACTTTAGATGGCACAAATGGGACTGATACTGTTACTGCGTTAGATCTAACAACAGCAACTGCTGTTAAAACTTTAACAGGATTACAATTTAAAATTGATAGCGGAATTGCAAGCAGTGGCACGGCGGGCACAAGTTTCATTAACCTAGCAATCACAGATATGGAGCTGTTATTTGGCGTAATGCCACAGTACGTAGTTGATGATAAAGATGTTAATTTTGATAAAACTAGCGGTTTATTAACAATTAGCACAGACTCTGCACATACAAATGCTGATAAAAATTATGATTTAATTGTTAAGCGTTTATATGAAGAACCTAAAACAAAGGAGTAATATATGGCAGCTACTAATGGATTCTTTGGAAATATACAAGGCCCATTTGCCGCAAATGAAGAATTATTTACAAAGATTCAATCAGAATGTAAAGATCCTATTGAATATATATCTAAAATAGGAATTACATATGTTGGGAATTTTGATTTAGATTTGACAGGGGCAAGATGGAAACAAATGTTCGTGAGAATTAATGGAATTGAATTCCAGATAGGAATTACACGAATGCTAGAATTATAGGATGTTAAAATAACTTCCATTCAATTTGTTGAAGATGTTGATGATTTAATGTATATTGATTATCAGTATCATAAAAAAGATATAAACAATTCTTAATGAATTATCTTTCTTATATATAAATAAAAAAAATGGCGCGTAGATATTTAATCTACGCGCCATTTTTTTATAACAATTTTTTATTATTTTTTAATATTTAAGTTTATAAATTTAGTATCAGCTAAATCAATTATCAAGCAATTACTTTTTGTGCAGATTTTATAGACTGCTCTACAAATGATAAGACCTATCCCTCAAATTTTGAATATCGTTTTTTACATTGCGCATACAAGATTTAATCTTATTTATACCGTCAGTGATATTCTTCAATTTGACTATGAGGATTGTTATCTTGGGGCGCTTCTTACTTGTCGGTAGAAACACCCCTACTGCGCATGTCTGCGATAGCCGCTATGATAGCAAGCATGGAATTTTGCATCACAGTGTTTCCTTCATCAATGCTGTCAAAGTGAGAATTTCCTTGTTCTAAGCGACTGTCCACTTGCTTTCTCCACTCTTCCAATTCTGTAATGCGGTCGTTTTGAATCTTGTTCGGTTTCTGTACATTTCTTCCAAGTGCTATAATGAGTGCTATCACAGATGCGACAAGAGTAATGCACTGTAAAATTAAAATTACATTCTGCAAAGCACTGATAAACTGTGGATTCAAAGAGTTGTCCTCCCTCTAAATAACGAGAGAGGACAAGCCTCTCTCTCTGACTCTGCTAGTTACTCTGTAATAAGGTCATTCAATTCAAGCTGTTCCAGAAGCTCCTTCACCTTTGGTTTAATAACCTCCGGGACACTTGCATACGTTCTAATACCTTTTACAATAAGTGCTACATAGATAATTGCCATTTGCAATACCTCCCTTTTTCTGACAAACAAAATCCAGTTACCAAATATGCTGAACGCTTTCATGCGTATCAACCTTCTTTTAGTGCTTCACGTACCTTGTCACGAATAACGGATGGAACCTGTTCAATCGTCCTAAGTCCTTTTCTGATAAGCTCTACATAAATCTGTACCATTATTTTGTACCTCCTAACATCTGCTCATAAACCTCTGCAAGTGCTACCTGTGTTGCGGTTATCGACTCTTCTATCTTTTCTTCTCTAGTTTTCTCTCTGAGGATGAACCAATATTTATTATCCAGTTCTATAATCTGAACCAGTACGGCATTATCAAATTCATAAGTATGCTCTCCGTCTGTTGCAGAGACTTTTACCAGTTTTCCTTCAAAGTCTTTATCAGTGATTTTCGTTTTAGAAATCCAGTTGTTACCGTTAAGCTCCAAATTTTCGAGCTTTGTTCCATCTGATAGCGTCATTGTGTACATAGCAATTCCTCCTTAAATAGATTCAGCATATTTTCTTTTTGCTTTTATTACAGACATAATTTAACCTCTATTCTTCTGCGCCCACGAGGGGCGCAGATTTAAGATTGATAGATACAGAAAACCGGGCGCACGCCAAAGGAGTACGTGGCGTCGCAGCAGTCCGCATTACCGTTGTGGGAGACACCGGCGAAGGCCCACCCTGAGACGGTATTCCTCAGCCAGAACCAATGGCCGTTGCTGATCATGTCAGGGCGATACCTGAAGAGGTTCAGCTGCTTGCAAGCCACGCTGTGCTTGGCCGGTATAGTGGAGCCGTCAGAGACGGGCTCGAAGAAGGTGCCGCCATAGCACATGGCCTCACTCATGAGCTCGATCGTGCTGTCGAACCACGCGTTGCCGCTCGGTCTGCCGTTCGCCACGGCGTTCGTCAGGAACTCGCGGTGGTTCAGGATGTGATCGGAGCCGAAGGCCGTGATGATCTTGCTCTTGGCCTTGGCCATGTAGTTGGTGTACATCTTGGAGCCGGTATAGCCGCCCGTGGCGGAGCTGGTGTCGTTCATCTTTTGGTTGTCCAGAGGGGTGTCTGGAACGATGACGACGTGGTGGGTCGTGCACTCCGTATCACCGGTGAGGTAGAAGTAGTCAAAGTCCGCGATCCTGTACTTCACGCTGCCGATGGTCCAGTAGTCCCCGATGTAGAGGTCATCAAACGTACCAGCATTGATAACCGCCCATTGTTTAGAGGTCACGGAAGTACCTAGGTTCTTACCACGGTAGATGCTGTTGTGTGCACCTGCGCCTTGGGCTGAAAGTTTATCAATCTGATCTTGAAGAGTTCCTTTAGTACTTACATCAACATCCCCAAGAACATTCGTAAAGTTTATTTCGAAATCATTCAAATCGTCGTTTATTGAAGTTAACTGCGTATCAAATTGAGTATTATTATTAGAGAGCTTATCAATCTGATCTTGAACGGTTCCTTTAGCACTTACATCAACATTCCCAAGGACATCTGTTAATTGAGTATTACTAACTTTTTCATTAGAAAGCTTCTTAATCTGATCTTGAACGGTCCCATCAGCTTTTACATCAATATTACCAAGGACATCTGTTAATTGAGTATTATTAGAGAGCTTATCAATCTGAGCTTGAATAGTTCCTTTAGCATCTACATCAATACTGCCAAGGACATCTACTAATGTGTGAGTATTATCCCATTCAACATTTTCTGAGAGAACACTAACAGGTATCTTATCAGAATATGTCCCGTCGTCATATTTAATCTTTATGGCAGTTAATTTATTCATAAATATTACCTGTCCTTTCTTTAATTTAATTTTCTAAAATAATATTTAAAACAAGAGAATCAAACCTCTCGTGTTTTTGCCAAATTCACATATTGCTTAGTTTATTAAAAACTTTATTTGTAATATAAACAATCTATTCGCCATATGTAGAAATTATATCTGCTATAATTTCTTCTTGTTCAATAGTAAGAGATACATTATAAGAAAACATTGCGGCGTGGGTGATTTCGTGACAAAGTACCTTCTTTAGAAGGTCACCACTCAGCGTCTCATTTATATATATGGTTCTTGTCAAGTTATCACATGCACCTATGGAGTATTCCCCAGACATCCGCCTAAGAAGAGGGAAGTCTGGGGAAACAAAAGCAAGTTTCCAATATATGTTATTAATAAGAAACATTAAGCAATTTTACTTGCCAACGTTGTCATCTTCTGATGTAACGTGGCTCTTTCTTCGGGAGACGCATCCTTAATCATTTCGGTAATATCATTGGAAAGTTCTTGGAGATACGCTTCTAACTCACGAAGTTGGGAATTAGGATCATTGTGCATCTCCTTACCTTCCATATACATGCGGCGTCTCATTGGACTTCTGCCCTCGCGGGGATCGCGCCCCATAATGTCAGGCATCTCAGTATAATAACTTCTGCCGCTGCGGCTACCACCAGAGTTTCCACCATTAGATCCTCCGTTCATACTTCCACCATTACCGCCGGTAGGATAGTACATATAACCGCCTGTCCGCTCCATATCCCTATAATCAGGATACATTTTATTATAATACGGTGTAGTATAATAATTAATGTTTGTTTCACCTTGGCTCTTGTTTTCTTCACTCTTTTCCATTGACTCTGTAATAGTACAATAGTAAATAGCTTCTGCCAGGTCTTTAATCATATCAACCGCTTCGCCAAGTTCATGAGCGTCTACTTTTGAAATATCTCCCAGCTGACCTTGTACACAACTCATCAGCTGTTCTTTCATCATTTTTAAAGCCTCTGTTGCCATATCCTTTTCCTCCTTATGCCGTTCTCTTTACATCTAATGAAGCTTCACGTCTCACCTGAATAGATGGAGTAGGTGTTGTAGTTGGATCGTCTTCTGTTCCATCTACATATGCACCAGATACGGTTACACAGCATCCACAAGGGACTGTGATAGAAGCTGAAGTGTTTACGTGCCAATAATCTTCTGCGGCGGCTGGTGTTACAATAGCAACACTTTCAGGAATAACTACTCCATTAAGAGTAATTCCTAATGCTATTGGAGTAACTGCGCCACCTTCAGGAATTTCAATATTTCCTTGAAGAGTAACTTCATATCTTGCAAAACGATTGGAGGTATTGCCTTTTAAGTTAAGAACTCCTGGGACAAGGGGAACAACGTTCCCCTTGTTACACGGAATAGAAACACTATTAAAAGGAATTGTACCATTTAATGCCACTAAATTGTCAGCGGTTGTTACATAACTAGCCATAAGCAACCTCCTTATCAGTTATAGAATCCACTACCACCGCATCCACAGCTATTAGCGCAGTTACATCCATAAGGATTTGCAACTACATAAGCCGGAATTGGAGTCGGATTTAAAGCTCTAAGTAAAGCGGTTGTTTGGGCAGCATTGTCATTCAGAATCTGACCAGTCTGGGCATTCTGAGAAGCCGCAAGGCTTGCAAGATAACTCTGCATCTGAAGCTGTTGATTCTGAGCCTTAAGTGCATCAATCTCCTGCTGGCAAAGTTTATCAAGAATAGTCTGTGTATTTGCTGTATTAGAAGCAATTACATCACGAAGCGCATCTGTCACAGCCGCGCGGTCTGCGCATGCTTCGGTGGCTACTGTATATTTTAAATCAGCTAAACCTGCTCTATTCTAACAACCATTTATGTTATCATATAGGCTCTTTATCCTATATTTCTTATAGTTTCCTATAAGATCAGACTATATCTTCATCCTATTTAATTTTAAATAGGAGCCGGGCACTCGTGTCAGGTTTATTGGTATTCGTCCTCACCTGTTAGTCGTTGAACCTTCTAAGGTACTGTTATCGAAATTCCCTTAGCTTGGCTGCTGATTGTCATATACACAAATATAATTAGGATTTTTTCTTTTTCCTTGTAAGTAAGAATATAAAGTAGGTTTAGGAATATTTAATTTTTCTGACGCTTCTTTACAAGACTTATATTTTATTCCATTGACGATAACTGGTTTAGCTCGATTTTGATTTCTTGTAACATGCCTATTTTCAAATACTAGCTTTCGCTCATCTCCAACGAAACGACATGGCTAACCTTTTGGGTCAAAACCTCTTTTTAGCCATTCTGAGCCAGTTCTATATCCAATTCCAATATCATTACAAAAATCAATTTCTGACTCATAAGTTTTTCCCTTATAAATAACAGCCTTAGAACTACCTTTATTATATCTTTTGTCTGTAAAAATTATTTGCTCTTCATCAGCGAACCTACATTGTTCTCCATAATAATTAATACCTCTTTTACACCAACTTGAAATGGTATCATATGGTACATTATAATGTTCTTGAGCCTGTTTTACAGATTCATATTCGATTCCATTAATAATAACCTTTCTTCGATGATATTCAGCTACTTTTTCTGCAACTTCTGGATTTTTCATTGGATTGTCTATTGACATTCTTTCTCGTTGTTCTGGACGTTTCATCACATTATTAATTGAATACGATTTTCTTAATTCGTCTGTCCAATGTTCAGAAGAACCTCCTGCCCCACCAGGATGAATGTTGCATTTACACATTCCTATAGCTTTTAATTCATCGATTCTTTGTGCTTCATATTCAAAAGCATCTTTTTCATTCTAAAACCATTTTATAATTCGACTATCACAGTCATATTTTTCGAGCATCTTATTAAACTAAGAATTTCTTCCTTTTGTTACTTTATATCTTTTTCCTATTCCTTTACCTACATAAAATATTTCATTTGTGTCTTTTATGTACCATTCATAAACATAAAACATATTATTAAATCCTTTTTTGTGTACTTAGATGTTCCAGCAATTCACCCGATTGCCAGTGCAACTTACGCTGCACAAGTGTCTATTGTGTTTAAACACTGTTGCTGGTTCATTGCAATCGTATTAAGTTGATTGGATAAATTACCCTGATTGTTATTCAGTGTCTGGAGGATGTTGGCTTGTGTGTTGCAACGAGAAACTTCTGCTCCAGCAAAACTAGAGTTAACTGCGTTGGAGATACCTGTTAAGCCATTGATGACTGCGTTTTGGTCAAAACCTCTTTGAATATCAGAAGTTACATAAGCTGTTCCAGCACCATTTCCGCCGTATCCATTACCCCAGCCGCCAGCTAAGATAAGAATGAATAAAAGCAGCACCCAACCGCCATCACCATTGAAAAAACCATCATTGTTACCGTTGTTACCATTACCTGTAGCAGCTGCAATATCTGCTAAGGAATATCCGTTAGAATTATTAAACATCATTTGTTCCTCTTACTTTCCAAAAGACGAGGTTAACAGGTTACTTTAATTGGCTTTTAAAATTTGCAAACTCCTTGTCGAAATCTAATCCCCTCTGAGCGGCAAGATTACGCGCCAACATCTCTAGTGCCGATGTATTTCCGCCCTGCGCTAAATTCATTGCGTTATTTAAAATAGGATTATTTTGACTTTGCTGTTGTAAGATATTCATCACAAGTTGCTGAGGATTTTGCCCACCTTTAATCATTTGAATTAATTGCATTGGATTTACGTTCATAATTGCTCTCCTTTATCAAAAATTCATTACTTCTGCTTTACTCTGATTTTGGGAATTACTTTGCGCGGGTGCTGGTTCCTGCGGGTTTGCAGGCTGCATCGCCGCCATTAATGCTTGCACAACCCTATTAAACTCTTCTTTTGTTACATACTCAGTTGAGCCATAAGGGTTTTCATCTTCAGTAAAGACATACGTTTTAAAGGTTGCTGTTCCATCGTTATTTACTTGTTTGGTATAAATTTTCCCATTTCCAACATCTGTAAATACCCAAAGGGAACCATCTAAATCAATCTGATATGCTCTTGCTTCATCTTTTGATGAAACTGGACGACATTTTAAAAATTGATTAGATAACAAATTTTGAGAACCATTTAGTCTACCCATATAGTTATCATATGGGGTATTACTCAATAACATGTTATTGTTCCCATAAGGGAATTGGACTGGAGTTTGCTGAGACATAAAATTCGCAGGTGTCTGCTGTTGCAAACCTCCGAGATTAGGATTGTAATTTGCCATTACATTCCTCCTGTGTGCACATATGAAAAACAGGTCTACGAGTTACAATATACGTATATTATAGACGATTAAAAAGATTACTAAAAATTGATTATCTTTATCATAACCAATATGTAATTTTCTACTTTCTATCCCCTACATCTATATATTAAAAATAACGCTAATGACTTAATCAGTTTTGTCCAAAGTTTTTTAGAATCGCAGTTAAAGACAACTACTTAGCTTTTTTATTAAAAAATTAAGTAGTCATTTTTACTTGACAACTTAAAAAATTTTTGTTATAATATCAATAGGATGAAAAAAGAGGTGCCAAATATGAGATTATTATCATTAGATTTGAGCACGAAATCATCTGGTTGGTGCGTCGGACAAGACGGAAATCTTGAGTCGCATGGATGTATTTCGGCGAGCTCAAGAGATGTAATAAAAAGAATTATAAAAATGCGAGATTAGCTATCTAAACTAATTAAAAATAATAAGATAGATAAAATTATTATGGAAGAAGTTCGTCCAGAATATAACTCGCATACTAATAAAGTTTTAATGTGGTTACAAGCTGTAATAGTTGTTGCTGCATATTAGATTGATTCAAACATAGAATATGAATTTGTTGGCGCAAGTGAATGGCGGGCCGCTCTTAAAATAAAACAAGGACGTGGTGTAAAACGCTAGGCACTGAAACCACAAGATATACAGTATGTTGAAAATAAATACCATCTTTCAGTTAATGATGATGAAGCCGATGCTATATGTATTTTTGATGCCTATTGGTAGAAGTTTGATAATGAAATTAACTGGGAATAAAAAAGCTACTCTAATTTTAATAAGGTGTTGAAGAAACACAAAAAGATTTCTTTTATAAAAAATGAGAGATTTTATATCTCTCATTTTTTTTGTAATTTATAAATTGACTACTTAATTTTAATAAAAAATAAAAGGCGTAACTAAAAGCTACGCCCTTTCTTATTAAATTGCTAGCAACCCAATATATATTTTATAACAGTGGTTGCTGCATTTTTATCGGATTGCTGAAGTAACCCGATTATTCTCGATAAAGTTTAACTTTCATCAACTTCTTCAATTTTTACCCCATCTTCCGCTCCAATAACTACTCGCTCTGGTTTTGGAGGATGTTTTGCTCTAACTTCCATATCTATTGAAATTTTATTGTTTTGAACACTATCCCAAACTTCTTTCATTAAATAATATTTTAATAAAAATGGAATATTCTCTTCATTATTAAAAACATCTATTAATGCTTGTTGAAATTCAAAACAAATATCTTCAAACCCTTTTTGTTCTTCTTCCATTTTAAAACTCCTTTTATCTCTTTTTATATATTATACACGGAAAAATTCTCCGCCACCGCCAATTCCAGCACAAATAGCCCAACGTTTAGTGTATTTAAGAGCCATATGTGTAATAGCCCCATCTTTATTTTTAGAAACAGAATCACTACTAACACCATCTATGACGCGGCCCCATGAAGCAGATATTCCTTTATAACTTAACTTACTTAAAACATTTAAATTTTCAATATCAGCTTTTTTAGCATATAACTAATCAAATTGAGCTTTATAAGCTCTATATAAACCACCGCCTAAAGAATTTCCATTATTAATGCCTGCGCCTCCAGCCATACCAACTGCGCCTGGATTAATTGATGAGCCGCCACTACCGCCGCCTCCCATAGTTATGCCGCCACCTACAAAAGTATAACCATTTGCTACTTGTCCATATACTTTTGTAAAATGTGCTAGACCATCTGCCGATACAGACCAGTTACTACCAGAAACGGCTCCACTATTATTAAGTGTTAAAGTGCCACCTCTTAAATATGTTGAACCAATAGCCCATCCGCCAATACTACCACCATTATTTGCAGTAATATGATTAAAAGTGGCTTGCCCTGTTGGAGCAATAGACCAAGTAAAATTTCCAGAACCACCATACATTGAACCATTACTATTAAGTTCAATATTGCCGGCGGATAATTTTGTTTTATTAATATTCCAGCCACCAATTTGTCCACTATATGCTTTTAATTGCCCTTGAGAATTAACTGAAAATCTTGTTCCAAGAGAAATACCATCAGTTCCTAAATAAATTTTTGCAGCAGTTCCGTTATCATTACTCGCTTCTGACCACGAAGTCCCGCCATATGCGATATATGACTTATCGCTGTCTCCATCAATGGTCCAGTGTCTACCAGTACCAGCTACCGCACCAGTGCCTAAGTACATTTGGCCAGTATTAGTAATTTTTGCTTTACTACCAAAAGATAACCCATCGTATGATAAATAAAAACCAGTACCAGTATTTATTAAACTATTATGATTATGCGAATAAATTTTGCCAGGACCAGTTACCGTATTTGTTTCTTCATTATAAGTACCTGCATCAAGAGTAATACGACCACTATCTGTTGCAATGTTACTATATAAACTATGTTTATCAATTTTCCATCCACCAATATCGCCACCTGCAGCTGCATGTATATAACCTTCTTTTGTAACATAAAAATTACCAGTACCAAAGAAAATTTCAGGTGTAGTTAAATCAATTAATAAACCAGCTTTATTAGCATTGCCAGTTGGTTGATATTTATTATTTCTATAAGTATAATTTCTAGGTAATCCATCATAATCGCCATCTGAATTATATTCTTTCCAAAAATTGCCACTATAAATCATAGCTTTCTTTTGGCTTGTTGATGGATCAATTACAATTTGACCTTGATCTGATCTACCAAATAATGCAGAACCATTCTTACTATTTAAGAAGAAAGTGCGGGTTCCCGCATTATACCCCAATAAACCAGTCTGAGGGGTTTGTTTACTTGGCAACCGCGTCTCTCCCATCAGTACGCCAGTAAAACTATTATCACTTTCTTTATGCCCAGCGCCCATTTGAGGAGCAAGAATAAATCCACCCTCATTATCAATCTGAACACTATTTCCATCCCATTCATTAATATTAGCCATTCCATATTTATTCAATAGATAATGAACAGGAACATTAATTCTACCTATAATTACACCATTTTGTCTGTATATGCAACAAATTGCCACATTAACGCAAACTCCATCATATCTTGAAGCAGGACGCGCTTTCCATTGATTTTTTGCACATCCATCTCGATAAACAGTAGTCGTTAAAATTTTTAATAAATTACTATTTGTTGCACTTCCATCTTTTGTTGATAAATAATTACCAACTGCGGTTGGTGTATAAGTTACCGCATGACTTCCAGATACCGTCGATACATCTTCCCATGTGCCATTAATTTTTTCTTTACAAATAAATTCAAAAGGATGAGAACTATCATATTGCGGTGTCATACCATCAGATGTATAAATCGCATATCTAAATCCTGTATAATCCTTTAAATTTACTCTATAATTAGCGCTACTTGTCCAAGCTGTTGTAATAGGAATAGTTCCATAATATAATTTACCTTGCCAAGTAATACTACATTTAACAATATTGGCTAAAGGAGTCTCAATAGCAGAAGCTAAATGATCTCCTGAATAAGCAATATAACCACTACCTGCATTAGTTACATTAAAAGCTGAAGCATCTGACGCAGATGAATTATATTTATTTTTTAATATCTCCCAATGAACAAGAGAAGGTTTAGTAACTCCATCTTGTGCGGCGGTCGATGCTGTCATGCCCTCCCAGACGAGTTCTCCGCTATGCCACAACTGCGCTTTAAATAACTGATAACCAGTCCCCGCGCCAATCGTAGTTTCTTCAGCCGCAGAATTTAATCCATAATTTAATATATAACTACTTCCTGCTTTTGTAACCATTGGCCAGAGTGGCGGATTATTCATTCTGGTATTAGGAACTAACTTAACGAGATACTCAGTGCCATTCGTACCAGGTTCACCCTGTTTAGCAAATGTAAACTCAGTCTCCGCAGTTAAATTCATTCCTTTATAATCAACTGTTAGCTTAATTTGATTTCTTTGCTTTTTAATATCATATTTTTGAGCAATTCCATAAACTAAATTAGTTTTATTATCATAATACTTATATGTCTGTGTAGCATCAGTTCCTGAGTTTGGCTCATTCTCCTTTTGATCTACTAACATACTTTCTTTAATTGGAAATTGCCATCTAATTTTACAGTTTTTTGTATTTGCAATAATTGCAGAATCAATCGGTTGACCTAAATTATCATAAACTGTAAAACTTAATCCTTGAATTTCTTGTTGAACATCTAAACTCTTATTATTTGGTGCAACACCATTTTCATTGTATTGAAAAACTGCTGAACCATTATTAATAACAAGAGAATAAAGATCTTCACCATCTAATGTATTAGTTAAAGTAAGTGAAGTAGTTCCTAAATAAGTATCTTTATCATTATAAACAGAACATTTAAAAGTTCCAAATGATGTAATATTATTTATTTGCACATCATATACTTTATTACCTTGAACTCTTTGAATAAAATCAAATGCTTTAACTGCGGTTTCAGCATTATTTAAATTAGTAGCCTCAGCATTTGCAAACTTAGTACCATTAGCTATAGCCGCCTTTAAATCATTTAATGTTTTAATTGCTGCCGCATATCGAGTATTTGCGTCTGTTGTGACTGATAATTCACTAAATACACCAGTATTACTCTCATATGCCCAGTAATATTTATAATTTGACGGCTCTCCGCCATTTACTTTACAAGTTAAAGTAGGATGACCAATATCATAATAAAATTTAGTACCACCAGTTGATTCTATTGTTAAAACTGGTACCTTTGCTCCTAAATTTTGAATATTAATTTCTTTAGTAACAACACTACCATCATAAACAATAGCAACTTTGAGTTTATTATCTCGCGCGGTGGCTGCATCAAATTTTAAAATATATGTATCTTTACCTGGTATCCATTCTATAACTGGATCAGTTGTTGAAGTACCTGCCTGCACAACATTCTTACTATTTAGACATTTCCAACCCCGTCCTAAATATTTATTATAATATTCACTACTTGGTGAAATACCAACATTTTCAGTTCCCCAATAGAAAGGAATCTTTTGTGCGGCGGATGCTAATTTACCTTTAATTCTAACTTGTGCAGTAATTGTCTTATAACTCGCAGATGTTGAAGAATCAGTAAAAAACGTTCCTTGCGGCGTGTAGAAAGAAATAGCAACACCGCTTGTTTCACTTTCAGACATCCGCACTGCACCAGATAATTCCAAAGTAGTAATTTCAATATCACCAGATGTTAATTTCGTACCTGTTACTGTTCCTGTTGCATCGGGGAAGTCTTTAGAAAAAATCTCAATAGATTCAACTCTGATAAAATTCGGTCCATCAATATTAAAGATCTGATATTGCCTTGTCTCATAGATAAGCCTATATGGATTATCTACCATATTATCTTCATCTACTGTATAAGAACGAATTACTTCTTTATTAGAAGTATTATCTAAAAATCTTAAATTATATGTAATTCCATAATGTCCTCTATATTGTCTCTCTGGCGGGATTGTTGTTTTAAAAATCGCCCCCACAATAAGAGAAGAGGATTGTTTAATATATTGATTTAAAGCTGTTACATCTAATTTAACTTCGCTTGAACTTCCATATTTATATAATGTATATTTATAATCTTTATTTATACTATCTAAATAAAATTTATTACTAGATGTGATACAGTTATTACCAATAATATCGTATGCCTAATCACCTTCAGCTTGTGAGATATAGTTGATACCTAACTTCTTAGTTGTCCCAAGAATTGTTTTCTCTTTTTTCATATCACTTCCTGGAACAAGAATATAAACATAGGCACCATTGTTAAAAGTCACATCTGAATTGCTTGCATAGGCATATATGATTGCGTCTTGATAACGACATCTATATTTTCCGATTGTCGCATCTTCGCATGAAACTATTTGAGCTTGAATTGTCTTGTCATATCCTGCTTTTTCTACAGAATTTGTGGCCAATAACTCAATAGCATCTAAAACTTTATCGCTTATGCTCATTGACTTACGTCCTCCTTATATCTCCTTCTATATTAACTATAAAAAATTGACAAGATAAATTATTTAATTTTGCCCTTAATATTATAGTTAATTAGTGATATAATACAAATAATGGTGCTTAACATATCTTATTTATATTATAACATAAAATTTTTAAAGTTTCAAGATAAAATTAATTTTATTTTTCATTAAATCTAACACTTTTTACACCATCATAATTATATCTTGTAATTTCAAAAAATTGCTACTTACTTAATATTTTATTTTCTACAAACCGCATCATATCTTCTAATCCATAGACTCCATGCTACCATTTGTATTGAATAATCATATAAGTATCCATATTATTTCTCCTTTATTAAAAAAGGAGGGGCGTTATGCCCCTCCTTCTTTTATTATCTACGCATTGCTCTTTGAGCTGCTAAATTAACTAAATCTGTAAATGCTTCTTCAATTTCACGTTTACTATCAACATTCGGGAAACTAGCTTCAATATGAACATTTTGTTCAATCTATTCTTTATTATAATTCATTAATCTTTGATATGGAGAAGATAAGTCTGATAACCTCGAAGATGTACTAATATTTAAAGAATTAACAATAGAATGCATTAATTTAACAGAATCTAAAATATTCTGTGTGTCTGTTTTATTTAATACTAATTCTTTTTCATCAAGTATAGCAAGTTTTCCTTCGCTGCCCCATTCCCCGGTATATCCACCAGTAGCAAAACGATGATAGTTTCTATCTTTATACTATTCATAAAAATGGGCGGATTCTGTAGAACTAGATTTATTTGAAGAAGATCTGGATTTACCACTAGAGCCACTTCTCGATCCGCTACCAGAACCAGATCCACTTCCCGATCCGCTACCAGAACCAGATCCACTTCCGCTACTAGATCCTCCATATGAATTGCTACTAGGTGTAAAACCACCATATGGATTACTAGCATATGCTTGATTAGCTCTCTGCATTCTAATTACCATATCTTCATAAGCATCTGCAGTTCCTTTGTATGCGGCTGCGGCTGCCTGTTCAGCTTGTACAAATTGATGCAATTGAATAACTGCATTGGCTGCAGAATTGTAAACATCATTATAATCATTAACTAATGCTCTAGCTTGGTCTCTTAATGCTTCAATAGCAAACATCTATGAACTCATTCGATCTATTAAATCATCATTCTTTTCAACTAAATATTCAAAAGACTAAGCTAATAAATCTACGCCATTCTAAATATCATTTAAATTAATTCCAGCTGCATCTGCTAAATTTTGAAGTTCTTCTTTATAAGCCTAAGTTTCTTCTTTAATATCTTCAAAAGCATCTTCACAAACAGGGATAAATCCACCCTCACCTGCAACTTTATCTGACATCTACTGAATACCACTTTTCCAAGCAGGAACTAAATCTCCCATAAGGATATTTTGTTCATCAACAGACATCTGATTATAATTTTCAACATCTGTATTATATAGCGCTGCTAAATCAGAAAATGCAGATTCCATTAAGTTATTTCTAACAACTAAATTTTCTGCGGTTTTATCATTAATATACTGACCATATTGTTCTCTTAATAAAGAGAGTTTTTCAATCTTATCTTGTTCTGCTAATGAAGTATCTTCAAGAATATCTTTATAATCAGATTGGAAATCTTTCCATGCAGAAAGCATATCATCAAGATTAGATTTATATTGGTCTTTATCAAAGTTATAAAGATCATTCTGCGCTTGATTCAAATTATCTTGTGCATCATCAACAGCCCCATTATCAGCAACATATTCATATGAATAATTACCTTGAGAGTCTCTCTTTAAGCGCATTGAAGTTTTTGCAGATTGAGCATCTTGTAATGCGATACGCGCTTGTTCAACTTGTAGAAGTTTTTCTGCACGATCAACATCATATTGAGTAACTTTTTCTTTATTCTTTAAGATGCCTAATTGCTCATCCATAAGTTTCTTTAATGCCTGTTGATTCTTAATACTTTTAGTTTCATCTAATGCTTTTTGATACTTTCTTTCTGTCTCTTGAATGGCAAAAGCAGTATTAATAGTATCAAGATATTCATCAGCATTTTTATTCATTAATTCCCATTCAGTATTTAAGTAATCAGTTCCTTTTCCATTAGAAATCTTTTTATCTAATTCATCAAAAATTTTATCAATAGCATTAATGTATTTATTCTGAATATTTTTTGCAGCTTCTTCAATTGTTTCATTTAAATTCTTAATAGTTTCTTTATAATTTTCTTCAAATTGTTTTGCGGCTTGTGTGTCACCACGAGCAACCGCCGCACCCCATTGTTCTTTCCAAAAATCTCTTTGTTTCTTTAATGAATCAAGTTGTTTTAAATTATTTCTTTCTAAAGTTTCATAATATTTATTCATAGCATCATAATTTCTATCACCATATAACAATGATAATAAATCAATATCATGCTCAATTAATTCACCTACGTATTCATAATCTTCAATTTGTTTATCAAATTGTTCTTCAACATCATCAATAGTATCAAGATAGGCTTTATCAACATCATCAATTAATTCCTGGATGTCTTCCATCTGCTCCATTAATTCTTTAAGGTCATTTTGAAGATCTTCCATAGCCTGTGCTTTATTATCGCCATATATAGCAGATGAACCCGTTTTATCAATGGCTTCAATTTCTGCACGGGTATCCATTAATTGCTCAGTTAACATCTGTAAACTGCCTTTACTACCACGCACATTAAAGTAAGATGTAATATCTCTTACGCCTTGCGTAGCATCACTAAAGATTTCTTGGAAATTAGTATCTTTAATAATATCAGTATGTTCAAGAACTTCTCGACGGAATTTATTCCAATCACGTTCAGCTTCGCCCATTTCAAGACGAATTTCAACTTCCATTCTAAACTTTTTGATATTAATTTCAATCTGCTTTTGAGTCTTTTCTTCAATTTGATCAACAACATCCTCCATATCTTCACGAAGACCATCATATTTTTTAATTTTATCTTCAAGATTTTTATATTCATCTTCATATTGTTTAATTTGTTTATTAAGTTTTTCTGCTTCATCGGCAATTTGTTTCTTAATATCTTTATCTGTTGATTTATTATATGCTTCAATTAAACTATTATATTCCTTCGTTTTAGCATTTACTTGCGCTTGCTTATTAGCAAGTATATCCATATAATTAGATATATTACCATATTTATCAAAAGTAATACCAAGATTTTTCAACGTTTGTTGTTGAGCAATTAAATCTTGTTTTTGAAGATCATGTTTTTCTTCTAATTTAGCTTTATGTTGATCTAATATCTTTGATTGTTTATTTAAATTATCAAGTAATTGTTTACCATATAATCTATCTTGTTTCTTTTGAACTCGATCAAGTCGTTTATCAATTTGTTGAAGTTCTATATTAATATCGTGATAAATATCACGAGTATCTTCCATTAATTTCTTTTGATCTTTTTGTGACTTATCCGGCTCTTGGGTTTTACCCTTACCGCCGCCTCCGCCACCGCCACGGCCTTTACCGCCACGGCCTCCGCCACCGCCACGGCCTCCGCCACCACCACGGCCTTTTCCACCGCCGCGGCGACTGGCTCCTTTAGATCCACCGCCATTTTTTGCTTGACTAAATTTAAAATTACCACCAGATGATTTATGTGCGGAAGTTACTTTTAAACTAAAAGCAGAATTTTCTTTAGTGTCTGTTACTGTCTCAGTATCTGGTACATAATTTACACCAGGAGCGGTAATACTACCTGTATAATGTTCAAGACTTGTACCATTCATATACACAAAATCATAAGGAATTTGTGTATTGTTGGGTTCACCATGATAACCAGTGATCTGTTTTGTTTCAGTGCCCTCAGCCTTTTGTTCAATAACTTCTGCATCCACACCCATTGATGCTAAATAGTCTGTAGCTTGTTGTGCTGTCATACCAGCTGCATTAATCATATTTTCCAAACCCGCAATAAAATTAGCATCATCTAATGAAGCTCCAATTTCAATATCTTGGAAGTTCATTTCATCCATCATGGCTTGTACATTAGCTAAGTCAGTTTGGAATTGAGTATAATCTTCAGGCGAAAGTTGTAAATGTGTAATTATATCTTGACCTGCTCTTGATAGTAATTCATCATAAGCATCAACATCGCCATTAATGGCAGCTTTCATTAAATCTAAGTTTTCAGCGTCAGTTAAGAAATCATTAGATAAAGCAGAACCATCTAAATCAAGCAAGTCTGCATAAGCATCTCGTAAATCATCAATAATTTCTGCTTGTTCCTAAAGAGATCCGCTATTTAAAGCAGCCATCCAATCTTCATAATGATCAACAACATCTCCAATAGCATCATCAAATCTAAGAATTGATTCTGCCACATCATCAGCTGTTCGCGAGTCTTCAGTTAAGCCATCTGCTAATTCATCTGATTCATCTGCAATATCTTGAATTGTTTCAGATAAACTTTCTAATACTTTTGGATCAACATCAGAATCAGTAGGAAACATTGCATCATGAATTTGATGAGCGACCTCTTCAGCCATTCCTTTTAATTCTTGTTGACGTTCAGTTAAATTAGCAGTTTGATCTTTCGCGTCACCAATTGCTTCAGCAATAGCATCAACCTGTTCTTTGTTTAATCTTTGATGCTTAGCTAATTTAGCCCAAAGATCAATTTGCACACCTAATTCACTATTAGTATCAGTAACTGTTTGTAAATAATCTAATTGATATTTAACTAAATCATAGTCAATAGTATCAACTCGTCCTTCTCCACGGACAAATTGCCATGTATTAGCTGATTGATCTAATGCATCATAATTAAAATTTTTATCTTGTAATGCTTGGTTTTGTTCTAATTCTCTATTAATAGTATCTAAAGTTTCAAAAAATCCATCTAATTTTAAACTATTAACTTTATTATAAAAATCTTCAGCATCACCAGTCATTTTAAATGTTCCATTAGCCATCATGCTAAAGAAATCTTGGATTTCTGGATCAAGTGATTCCATTTCTTTTTTAGAAATAGATTTTCCTCCACTAACCTGATCTTCAAGAGACTGATAAATATTATATTTGTCAGAGGCAGCTGCCTAGGCAGATTTTGGATCTAATGCGATTGCAGCTGCGGTGTAGCTTAAATCTATACCAGCAATACGTTGAATAATGTCAGCTAATGTGTCCCAATCTTTAATTGTAGATGGGTCCAACTTCATTAGCATTCCCAAATGATCTTCATCCATATCTGAAATCATTTGTTCAACACTTGCATTGGCTTCACCAAATTTTTCTCTAATTTGTTCAATATAATCTGCTGCATCACTATATTGTGTATATAATGTTCTAAAATTATCACGAAGATATGTATCAGCCATTGCTGTAGCATCAGATGTAGTATCGCCTTTTTTATCAAGCATTGCTTGAATCTATTGTATTAATGCCAATCTTTGCTCAAGGTATTGATTAGCATTTTGAATATCTGAAAAATCAACTTTCCCAGTCCCCTCAGCAGTAATTGCTGTTAATTCAGTTGAATATTTAGAAACATCTTTCAAAGCATCCTTATAACGTTCAACTGAATCTTTCATTTGATCAAGCCATGAAAGCATATTTTGATAATATTTAGAATCTTGTAACTGTTGATCTGTTAATTTTCCAGCCTCTCGTAAATCATTTACTTGATCTACAATACCTTGAATAGTATCATATAATTCAACAATATGCTCTGTATCAAAATCAGTACGAAAAATAGAATCTACTCCATTTTCTACAGCACCTGCATCTTTTAGTAATTGTTTAATCTGTTCAGGCTCATCTGCAAAAAGTCCATGTACACCTGCGCCAATATTTAAAAGATAATTACTACCAGATTGAGAACCTGCATCAAATGCAGTGCCTTTTGCAGTAGCGTTTACTTCATCTCGCGCATCCGCCAATTCTCGATCAGCAGACTCTTTCGCCTATTTTGCACCTTCTTCTCTTGCTCGTTTAATATAATCTGCTAAATTATCATAAGAATGAGCCAAATCATCTGCCGCTTTTCCTTCAAGACCATACTGATCTATTAAATCTTGAATGGTTGATTTTAAATCTGAACGAGTAATTTCTCCATCTTCATATTTTTTATTTAAATCTTCAAGAGATGTAAGAAGTTGTTTATTATTTTCAATTTCTTCTTGTTTTTTATTTTCAGCATCGATTTCAGCTTGTTTAGATTCAATTAGCTTTTTATTAGCCTCATCTGCGGCTTTAATAAAAGCTCCAATAGCAGTCACAGCCGCTACAGCGCCTGCTATTAGAAGAGCAAATTGATTAAAACTTAAAGTCTTATTAAAAAATTGAATCTGAAGACCCGCTTCAGAAGCTGCAACACCAACTTTTCCCAGTGAAACTGCATGAGCGTTATTTTTTGTAATTGCGGCGGCCGCAGCAGCAGAATTTTTATAAGTTTCAACCTCCATTAATTTCATAGCTGTCATTGCTTTTGTTAATCCAGTTGTTAACATTGGAACTGAAATAGCGAAATTAGTAATTATTTGTAATAACTTTTGACCAGTGGTTAAATCTTCATTTTTCCAAATACTTCCAATATTTTGTAATTGTTGAATTGATGAGCCTAATTGAGCAATTCCGCCTGCAAAAGATACTAAATCTTGTGTTTTAATAGTTCTATTTGCACGATCCCGTAATTTATCAAATTCATCTTCTATTTGTTTTTGATAATCATATAGTGCTTTTAGCTTTTTTTGTAATCCTTCAAGCTAACCTTTATCCGCACTTTCTATTAATTGTTGAATTTCTTGAATTTCACTATTGATCGTTAAATTTAAAGTTCTAAAAATTTGAGTAATTTGATTAGAGGCCTATTGTGGATTTCCAATTTTAGAAAAATCTAATTTTGTTAATTCCTGAGAAGCTTGCTCAACTGCTTTTTTTGCATTTTCTGGTAATGAATTAAATAAAGCTTCTCCAGTTTCTTTGATCGTCGCAGTTTCTAAAGTTTTAATTAAATCTTGTAATTTTATTTTAAAATTCTCAAAACTTTGAGCTGCATTTGGAGAGTCTTTTTGTATATCTTGAAGCATTAATTTAAAAGCTTCTCTAGCCTATTTTTGTTTATTAATTACTGGATCAAAACTCTATTCAACTCCTTTTAAAGCATTTTTAATTATTTCAACTCCATCGGCACTCGCAAGAGCTTCATCTAAAGTTCCCCATTCTGCTGTAAATTCTTCAAAATCAATACCAGTAGCATTAAAAGCTTTTCCTAATAATTCAATTTTTTCTTCTATTATATCAATATTACCAGAGTTCTAACTTAATTGAATAAGCTTTTCTTGCATCGCATTATATTCATCTACAGGTAATTTTCCACCAAGATTTAATAATTGTTCTTGTTGTCCAAGTAAAAATCTAGTATATTCATCTCCAAGACCCTAATCTTGCATTTTCTGAGCCTATGCGATAGCTTGCCTAAAGTATTCTGCTTGAAGTCTTGCTTGTTCTAAATTATTAATTGTTGTAACTAAACTTGCTCCAATTTGATTGCTAAATACCGTTAGGCCAATAGAACCAAGAGCTTTCAATACAGCACAGCCGCCGCCTAATCCATCAACTAAATTAGCAGTAAATGTTGCGGCAGTTGATAATCCATCAATCAATCCATTAATACTATCAGTATCCGCAAGGCTATCAAAAATATCTTCAACAGATGCTTTTAATACTTGTGAATGAGCAGCTGTTGATTCCATATAAATATCTTGTTGCTCTTGTAATGTACCAGCTGCATTTTGAGCAGTATTTAATGCCTTATTATATTGTTCAAAGTTATCAAATAAAGCCAGTAAGTTGTTGTACTGTCTTTGGCCAGCCATCGTTTGAGCAAGATAAACCTGTTGTTCACGGGTTAAATCCCCCCACTTACCGCCAATCTCTTCCATAACTTCGCCCATATCACGAAGTTTACCATTCGCATCAAGAACATTAATACCAAGTTCTGCCATTTTTCCAGAATAGTTACCAAGAGTAACACCATCTTCACTAATACCAGCCTGAATATCACTGATACGCGCATAAATTGTTCTTACTTTAATATTCTACATGAGTCGTTAATTCATGTACGTTCTCTTATGAACTGCTATATATTTCTATATAGAATAGACTATATCTTAACCTATTTATAATTAATAGGTAAGTAGCTATTTCCATTCACTTGAATGTACTCTGCTTCACGCAGATAGTCGTTGAATTAGAAAAGAGTATATAAAAAAGAACTGCTTTTAACAGTTCTTCATAAATGGCAAAATATTTAAATTTAAAAGTTTTCCTTTTTTATAAACAATTTCATATAAAGGAATTTTTTTCTACTAACAGTATTTTCTTTTTTTATTATCTCTCTATTGAATTTTACTTAAGGAATCTTTAAATATTTCTCTTTCTTCAAAATGTTGTTCACCTTGACATTCAATAAAATATTTTATTTTATTATCTTCATATACCGCAAAATCAAAATGTTGTAAAGGTAATTCCTAAACAGATACTTGTTCTTTAAAAATAATGTTATTATTTTTTAATATTTCTTTTATTTGAGTCTCTCCTCGGCTTTTCCATCTATCACATTGTGGACAACCACGGCTTTGAAGTAAACAAGTATATTTTTGTTTAAAAATTAACCCACATTTTAAACACTTAAATAAACTTTGTTGTTTATCATATCCATTATATTCTAGTAAAATAATATTGTTAAAAAATTTATCATTAATCTTTTGCTGAGCCTATTCTTTTGATAGCATATTTTTAAATTTAATACTATTACAATAAGAACATGAACAGGGCTATTTAAAAGCAGATACTATTGTTCGATTCATTTCTTGCCCACATATATCATGTTTAATAATAATATTATCTTTATCAATTTGTTTCACAAAAGAATAATCAGTTCCAATTAATCTTTTTTTAATATTTTCTAATTTTGTAGTATGATTCTAACAACAAAAATGTCTATTTAATGCATCATTTCCTTTTTTATAATGATGCACTTTTTTACATTTTAAACATTGTATAGTACAAGGTTTTGAAATTGCTGTATACTCTAATATTTTTATTTTTGCCTATGGAAAAATTTGTTTAAATCTATAAAGAAATTCTTCCTATGTGATTTTTTTTGCCATAATTTTTTCCTTTTCTAATGCGGATTATCCATTCTTATTTACTTAGGTTTAAAACCATATAAACATCCAATTTTTTATTTCTACTTTCGTCACTTATATTATAACAAAAATTTTTAAAAATTACAATATAAGTAAAATTGGCTTTAGGACTTCCCCGCTTTTAAGCTACTTTTATGCCCTAAATTGTTAAGGCTGTACCAACAGACTCTGGAGCCTGTTTTGTAACAGAAATAATAGTTGATAACTGTGCAGCTAATTGATCTTCACCGACACCCATTGCGGCGGCCGCGCTTGCAACCTTACTCATACCAGTACTTAATTCCTCAAGATCCGATGCTGTTGTTGCAGCAACCGCAGCTAATCTATCAACATAAAGCTCGGCTTCATCGGCATTTACTTTATAACCATTCCATACAGCAGTTAACTGTTCTGAAACAGCGTCTGTTGATTGACCAGTAACGTTAGCAGCTTTAAGAGTAATTTTTGCTCTTTCTTCTATTTCTTTATCATTTAACCTTTTATTCCATGAAGTTCGTTATTTCTTCATGCGTTCTCTTATGAACTGCTCCAAAATTTCTAATGGAGAGTAGACTATATCTCACCTAATATGAATGGTATGCTCTTTTTCCCATTCTAGGTACTCCCTTTTCAGCGGACTTCCGCCTACTCCTCTTTGACTGAGGATAGTCGTTGAACGTTCTTCTCTATGAGAAGCTTCGCTGCGGATCACCTATATATATTTTATCTTTTTACCATACCTATAATGATTAGTTATAGCCAGCTATATATCACTATATAACTTTGGTAATAAAATCTTTAAGGCTTACCCGCAATTAAAGAGTTTTCAGGGCTAGTATTTATATTAAAATCTTCAGCAATGTCAATTTTTTACTCCACTACTTCATAAAATAGAGTAGCTTTGAAGATTTTATTGCCTATTCCCTGCTGAGCGTAAATTAATGCAGCATTAGTATAGTCAGTCGTTGTCTTTCCTAATTCTTTTGCTGCATTATTAGCTTGTACAGCAAAATTTGCCATTTCATCGGCAGACTTTCCAGTAACAATTCTAATATCATTTAATGAGGTATCTAAAGACTTCACATATTCCCATGCCTGCTCAACAGAACGAGTTAATCCATTTACTACTGCGGATGCCGCATTCCATTTTACTGTATTAGCAAGAGTTGTTGCCATTTTATCCAGTATATTATGTGTTTCTTTTAATTGAATATTTGTACTTAATACAGATGATGATAGACTTCTAAAAGCAGCTTCACCTGTGCTACCCGCCGCCCTAAATGCTTGATACACCTGTTCTATTGATGTACCAGATTGTTTTAAAGATTGATTAAAAGTCTCAATATTAACAGTATTTAATTTAGTATTAAATGCTTGTTTTAAAGCATCTTTTACTTTTCCTGCTTCATCTTTAATCTTATTAAGGGCAGAAGTTGCAGATGCCGCATCAGTTTCATTAATCTTCATTATATCACTAATCTTCAATTTTTGAAGATCTTGTAATGAAGCCTTTAATTGATTCAGGCTGTTCTGTTGAACATCAAATCCAACCTGATACCTAATTTGATTTGCCATATCCTTTTATCTCCTTAACAAAATATTATTAGCCGTTATTTTCTCCTTCTGTTGAAGTAGTATTTTTATCGGCAAATTCTCCAATTACAACCCAAATGTCTCTAGCTTTCTGCACAGTAGGTTCTGTTTTGGAGAAAATAATATGATTATTTGCTTCTTGTATTTCCTTATCCATTACTTCTTTAGAAATACCATTTCCATAAAATGAACTCATACTAATCTTCCTTTATTAATATACAAAGTCGATAATAGTATCTGCATCAGCCCCATTTGGAAATACTAATGTTTTTACATCAACAATATTATCTAATTCATAAATTCCAGTTTTGCCAACTTTTACAAGCACATGATTTACTTCAATAATTGTGCCTTCAGCTGTTTGAACGCCTAACTTATATAAAATAGGTCTTGTTGTCTCTGGTGTAAAAGCTCCAATAGGAGCATTATCCGCAAGTAAATCTACACCTGCGGTAAAAGGCCCAACGACCTGTCCAATTCTTCCATTTAACATAATAGTTCATCCTCCATTATATAAAATAAAAAGAGACCTTTAATTGTCTCATTTAAAAATTTTCCCTTCATACATAATATGAAAATTTGCCTTGTTTAATTATCTTATCTTGACCATGAAATTTTTTCTTGATTCTTCATCAAAAATTTGTTATAATATTTATAGAAAATGGAAGAAGAAACATCTAAAGCCTTCAAAATAATATAAGGAGAAATAATTATGACAGACACAGGAATGCTTGAATTATGTTATCTTTATTATGATGAAAAAACAATGAAACACGCAAAAAGAGTTGCGAATGAAGCTAAAAGTCTTTGTAATCTTTTTACATCTCTTCCTTATACAAATAATTTTGTTTATCAGCTTGGTTTAGCGCATGATTTGTATGAAGATACAACTATTAAACGAGGTGTATGGTTTGACAGAGATTTCGAAGAAAACCTCCAACTTTTAACAAAAGAGAAAGATATAAATTATAATGATTATATTGCAAAAATTCGTAGAATGGCAGCAAGTAATCCTAAATATATATCCGCATATATTGTAAAACTTGCAGATATGCATGATCATTTTGCACAAGTTGATACATTAACTGATAAACTTAAAAATAAATACGCTGCGGCAATGCCCTATTTAATTTAAGGAGGAGATAAAGACATGAAGCATTGTAAAAGAAGTCATAAATGCCCATATGGAAATGCTTTTGAGAAAAATGTATGTGCTTATGATGAAAATTTAAATGAATATGATGTATGTCCTTATCTCCTTGAGAATTGGGATTATATCATTGATGAATTAACAAAAGAAAGGAAGAGTGGTAATAATGCTGAATAAAAATAATGAAAGAGAACTTGCATATGTAGTTACTGTTAATGCGGTGACTCCTATTGAAGGATATGATCGAGTTGAGCTTGCTCATGTTGGCGGCTGGACTATTGTTGTTGGCAAGAACGAGTTCCACGCGGGCGATCCTGCTATTTATTTTGAAATTGACTCTAAACTGCCTGAAGTAGAGCCGTTTATTAATATGGAGTTCCTTGCTAAGAAACACTATAAAATTAAGACTCAAAAAATGTGTAGATGTCTGAGCCAAGGCTTGCTTATGTCTGCTGCAAATTTTGGGTGGCAAATCGCAGAAGGTGACGATTGTGCTATTGTTGATAATGAAGGTAATTACCATAGAGTTGATGAAGAATCTCGTTTTCTTACTAAACAACTTGGTATAACATACTATGTTGCAGAAGATAATACTCGTAAGGCAAATTCTATTGATAAATATAAAAAAATGGCTCAACGTAATGATAAGTTGTTTTCTTATCAACCATTTAAATGGCTTATGAAGCAAACTTGGGGTAGAAAACTTCTTTTCACATTCTTTGGGCGTAAGAGAGATAAAAACACAAATTTTCCAACTTATTTTCCTTTTGTAACAAAAACAGATCAGGAAAGATGCGAAAATATGACTTGGGTACTTAATGATAAAACTCCTTTTATTGTAACCCAAAAATGCGATGGAAGTTCTGGAACATATATTCTTGAAAAAAGAAAAAATTTATTTGGAATTAAATATGAATTTTATGTCTGTAGTAGAAATGTGCGACAGTTAGCTCCTAAACAAAAATCTTTCTATGATGAAAACTACTATTGGGAATGTGCTATTAAATATGATATTAAAAATAAATTAAAAGATTATCTTGAAAAGCATCCTTATCTTGATTATGTTTGTTGGCAGGGAGAAGTATGCTCACCAAAAATTCAAAATAATCCGCAGGGTCTTACTGAAACCCACTTATTTTGTTTCCATATGATTGATTCTAAAATTGGTAAATATGATATTAGAGATGCAAAAAAAATTTGGAAAGAATATAATATGGAAACCGTTCCTATTATTAATGAAAACTATATTCTTCCAGACGATTTTGAAGAATTTAAATTAACTGCAGATGGAATGTATGATCCATCGGTTTGTGAAGGCAAAAAGAACCAAGCGCGTGAAGGTTTTGTTTATTATAAAACAACCAATCCTAATTTTAGTTTTAAAAATGTAAGTAGAAAATATTTATTAAATCATTAAAAATTTTTTGGTCAAAAGTTTGTAATCTTTCTTCGAGATTTTTTATATATTAATGAAGAGAGATTACAAACTTTATTTTTGAGGAGGATAAAAAATGGCAGGTAAACCTATAGATTTAACTGGACAAAAATTTGGTCGATTAACCGCAATTGAAATGACAAACAAACGAAAAAATAAAAGTGTTGTTTGGAAATGTTTATGTTAGTGTGGAAATACCTGTGAAGTCGCTGCCGCATCTTTACGAGCTGGTAGAACAAAATCTTGCGGGTGTTTAAAAAAAGAAAAAGACAAACAACCTAAAGGGAATGTCATTAATTTAATAGGTAAAAAATTTGGGCATTTAACTGTTATATCTCGCCAAGGCAGTGACAAAAGAGGAGAGGCATTGTGGGAGTGCGAATGTGATTGTGATGCACATAATCATTTAATTGTTTTAGGCAGCAATTTAAGAACTGGGCATACAACTTCTTGTGGATGTGAAAGAAGATCTAAAGGAGAACTCGCGGTTGCTAAAATATTAAATGATAATAAAATTCCTTTTTAGCAAGAATATAAAGCATTTAGATTTGCTAACAATAGATGGGCAACTTATGATTTTTATGTAAATCAACAATATTTCATTGAATATGATGGAGAAACTCATTATTCTTATAATTTACATGGATGGCATAATAAAGAACAATTAAAAAATCAACAAGAACGAGATATAATTAAAAATCAATGGTGTAAAGAAAATAATATTCCATTAATTAGAATACCATATACACATTTACAAGATTTATGCTTAGAAGATTTACAATTAGAAACAAGTAAATTTATTATTTAATGGAGAGCTTTAGCTCTCCATTTGTTTTTTCTTTTATTTTTTGTTATAATATATATAAAGAAATAAATAAAAGAAAGGATGTGTATTATTATGGGGAGATGTAATGATTTTGCAATTTCAAAAATGTATTGCTGCAACTGCGGAAAAGAAGGTTTACCAATAGCAAGAAAAGCTGGGCACTATCGTGAAGCAGGACATTTAAAAAAGTTATATTGTATTCATTGCGGGAAAGTTTGGAACCATGTAGAAATTCGTCCAATGTATAGTGATTATAATTATGAAGATTTTCAACTTGAAATGAAATATAAAAATTTTGACGAAAAAGGCAATAGAAAAGAACCTTATAGGATTTTTAGAGGAGAATTAAAACAGAAAGGGGTTATTTAATTATGGCAGATTTATTTTTAATGTCTGGAGTTCCTGGTGCAGGTAAGTCTACTTTTCTTAAAAATAGAGTAAAGAAAGATACTTCTGTAGTAATTTCTCGTGACGTTATTAGATTTTCCATTGTAAAACCTGAAGAAGATTATTTTTCTCATGAGGATGAGGTGCTTGCAATTTTTTGGAAACAGATTAATGAAGCCCTTGCAGCTGGCAAGAATGTTTTTGTTGACCAGACTTCTTTAACTCCAAAAGCAAGAAAATGGCTGCTTCAGCATGTTGAAGGTTATGACCATGCAAATCTCATCTGGATTGATGAAGATATTCAGACTTGTCTTAAAAGAAATGAAAAGCGGCGCGGGACTCGTGCTTATGTGCCAAAGAGTGTCATCCGCCGCATGAATGAGCAGTTCATTGAGCCTTCTCTTGAAGAAGGATTTTATAGAATCTATCGCTACAACAGCAAAGAAGATAAATTAACTTACAAAGGAGAGATGTTATAATGTCAAATATTTGGCTGATTTCAGATACCCATCTGAATCATGATAAAGAGTTTGTTTGGAAAGCTCGTGGTTTTGATTCAGTATGGGATATGAATAATGCGATTATCGAAAGATGGAATGAGGTTGTAAAATATGATGATGTGGTGTATCACCTTGGCGATGTTATTATGGGGGATTTGGATACTGGAATCAAGCTGGTCAAACAACTTAATGGGAAGATTAGACTGGCGATTGGAAATCATGATAGCTCAAACCGCATTGACGCTTTTCGCAATCTGTCCAATTTTGATGATATTCAGTTTGGTTATAGACTAAAAGACGGAAAGAAAACTCTTCTTCTTACACATTATCCTCTATTGTCTGGTAATTTTGATAGTAGTAAAACATATTCTATTCATGGACATACACACTCACCAAATCCATTTTGTGAATATGATATGATGTACAATGTAAATTGTGATGCTCATGATTGCAGGCCAGTTGCATATGAAGATATGATTGCCGCAATTATGCAAAGAAAAAATAATATTTTTAAGGACAAAATTAATTAATTATATTGCTCTATTTTTTATATTCCTTAGAGGACATTAAAGAGTTCTCTAAGGAATTTTTTATTTTATTTTTATGGAGGTAGAAAAATGAATCTAAAAGTAAGATTTAAGAATCCAATATTTATTGCTCAGCTTATTCTTGCGATTCTCACTCCAATCCTTGCTTATGCAGGTCTGACTGTTCAAGACCTTACCTCTTGGCAAGCACTTGGAGAGATTCTACTTGGAGCTATCCGTAATCCATATGTACTTGGTCTTATTGTTATTTCTGTATGGAATGCTCTTAATGACCCAACCACAGCTGGTATTACAGACAGCGCACAAGCTCTAACTTATGATAAGCCTAAAGCAAAAGAATAATAAAAAGAACTTATTAAATTGACACTTGTTGTGTCGGGCCTAAGGGGGAGACAATCTCCCTCTTTTGTAAATTAGACGGAAATTATTATGTTTTTCATCAGAATAAAAATTTATTAAAACAATTGTCCCTGCCGCAAAAAGCATTTGGAACAAATGCTGACCAACTTTTTAACCATTTTTGTATATATGGGATGAAAGAGGGAAGACAAGCAATCTCCACATTTAATGTGAAAAAATATAAAAGTTATTACGATGATTTACAAAAGGCTTTTGGTTCCAATTTACCTTTATATTATAAACATTATATTAAATATGGAAAAAAGAAAAACGAAAAGTCACTTAAAAGGAGGCTCTTAAAATGGCAAAAATTAAAGGAATGGATATTTCATAGTGGCAAGGTAGCGTTGATTTTAAAAAGGTTGCCGCAGATGGAATTAAATTCGCAGTATTAAGAGATGGGTATCGAAAAACTTTAGATAGCAGATTTGTAGAATATGTAAAAGGATGCCAATAGAACGGTATTTATGTTATGGCTTATCATTTCATTTATACTAATGGGGCAACTCCAAAACAAAATGCTCAATCTTCTTATGACAATTTAAAGAAAGCTGGACTAGATCCTACAAAAACATGGATCGCCGCAGACCTAGAGTATGATACCTGGACAAAAAATGGTGAAAAATGTACAAAAGCAAAATGTACTCAATACACCAAAGAATATCTTGATGCCTTAAAAGCATTAGGATGTAATAAATTATTTATTTATACCAATCAAGATTATTACAAAAATTACTATGATTGGTTTCAATTAAAATACCCAATTTGGTTAGCTGACTACGAGGGAGATCCAAATTATGATTGCGTAATGCAACAATACAGTTCTTCTGGAAAAGTCAATGGAATCAGCGGAAATGTAGATATGGACTGGTTATTTGATGAATCAATGATGAAAGATGCTCAAACAACTACAAAAACAGAAACCACAACACAAAAGAAAGAAGAAACTATTGAAGTTACCGCAGATAGGGTTATTGCAGTTGCTAAAGCTGAAGTAGGATATAAAGAAAAAGCAAGTAATTCTAATTTAGATAATAAGACTGCTAACGCTGGTTCTGCTGATTATACTAAATATGCAAGAGATTTTGATCAGAAATATCCAAATTGGTATAATGGAAAGAAAAATGGATTTGCATGGTGTGATATGTTTGTTGACTGGTGTTTCTTAACTGCTTTTGGTTATAAGAAAGCATTAGAATTACTATGTCAGCCTGAAAAATCTGCTGGTGCAGGATGCACTTATTCTTATAATTATTATAAAAATAAAGGTCAAGTTGGTAGAACACCTAAAAAAGGTGCTCAAATTTTCTTTGGTGTTCCTGGCGACTTTAGTCATACTGGTTTAGTATATGATTTTGATAACTCAAATGTTTATACTATTGAAGGAAATACCTCTAATCAAGTTGCATATCGTCAATATAGTAGAAGCAAATCAAATATTTATTATGGTTATCCTAATTATTCTGGTTCTGTAAATGCATCTGATGCAGGTACTGATATTCCAGTATCAACTAATGATGGCAATTTGTCAATAGGAATGACTGGTGCAGCTGTAGAAACCATGCAAAAAATGTTAATTAAACTTGGTTATTCTTGTGGAAGTTACGGAGCGGACGGTGATTTTGGTAATTATACATTAGCCGCATTAAAGAAATTCCAAACTGAAAATGGATTAACGGTTGATGGAATCTATGGACCAAAATCAAAAGCAAAATTAACTGAATTATATACTGCGACGACATCAACAACTACTAAAACAACAGAACAAATTGCTAAAGAAGTTATTAATGGTAAGTGGGGTAATGGCGATGAACGCAAGAAAAAACTTGAAGCTGCAGGATATAATTACAGCACAGTTCAAAATAAAGTAAATGAACTATTAGGCTGCGGCTCAAACACTGTAACATCAACAGCAACAAACACAAATGTTAAAGTTGATTATGCACATTCTTTTAGTAAAAGTATTGCAAGAACATATACAACAATAGCAAATCTAAACTTGCGGACAGGAGCCAGTACCTCAAAAACAGTAATTACAGTTATTCCAAAGGGTAAAAAAGTTACTTGTTATGGATATTATACTGGTAATTGGTATTATGTTCAATACGGAAATTATACTGGATTCTGTTCTAAAGATTGGTTGCGATAATAATATCTATCATATAGGGAGTTATAACGGCTAAAGCCGTTAAACTCCCTAATTTTTTTGTCTATTTGAAAATTATAAGTATTTATGATATAATATATTATAAAATAAAAATTAAGGAGATTTTTATATGTTATATATTTATATAGATGGCTCCGCCCGCAATAACGGTCGAGACAATTCAAAGGGCGGTTTTGGTATAGTAATTTTTGATGACAACCGCAATTTAATTGATGCCTATTGTGAATATTTTGATAATGTAACAAATAATCAAATGGAATTAAAAGCATTTTTAAAAACATTTGAATTATTAAATACTAAATATAAAAATCAACAAGCAACTATTTATTCTGATTCTGCATATTGTATTAATATCCTCACTTCTTGGATTTACTCTTGGAGTAAAAATAATTGGAAAAATAGTAAAAATGAAATAATAAAAAATTTAGATATTATATTATCATTATATGAATATTATAATATAAATTTTTTCATAAATCAAATTTATATAATTAAAGTCGATGGCCATAAAGGAATTATAGGTAATGAATTAGCTGATGCTCTTGCAACGGCAGATGTGCCAAAATTTTCAAATATTATATTACAAAATCATGTAAATATTAATCTTTCTGAAAAAACTTGTCAAATTTAAAAAATTATGTTATAATATATTATATAATAAAAAAGAGGTAAAATTAATGTCTAAAACTTCAGGTCAGGTCTTTATAATTATTATATTTAAATTTTAATATATAGTAGAAGAAATAAAAAAGGAGACAAGACCATGAATACAATTTATTGTTTTACAAATTTAATTAATAATAAAAAATATGTTGGTTCAACAATATCTAAGCCAAATGTTCGATATAATCAACATATATATAATGCTTTTCATAAAAATACTCATCAATATAATTATCCATTATATCAAGCTATTAGAAAATATGGAATAATTAATTTTTAGTTTTCTATTTTAGAACAAAAAAATTGTTCTGAAGAAGAAATTAGAAAAATAGAAAAAGAATATATTATAAAATTAAACACTCTTTCTCCAAATGGGTACAATCAAACTCTTGATACATAGCATCCAATAAATGCAATTGAATCCTATCAAAAAATGAGTAATACTAAAAGAGAATCAGCCAAAAAGGTAGCAGAAATTGATAATAATAAACAAATATTAAATATTTGGAGAAGTATTGTTGATTGTTCAGAAGAAACTTTAATAGGAGAAAAACATATTGCTGCATGTTGCCGTGGAGAACGACATACTGCATAGGGAAGAATATTTTGTTGGATAGATAAAAATAATAATTTATTAATTCCAGAATATACTGGCTATCACTATAAAGGAGCTAAAGGTACTACTCAAATTCAAAGCACTAGTACTGCTGTTCAAAAAATTGATTTAAATACAGGATAGATATTAGCTGAATATCCTACAATAGCCCTTGCTGCCAGAGAAAATAATTGTGATAACAGTGCGATTTCAAAAGTATGCAGAGGATTAAGAAAAAAATGTGGAGGTTATTTTTGGAAATATGCAAATAAATAAAAAAGATAAAACATTATACGATGAAAATAGTATTGAATCACTCGATCCGTTACAATTTACCCGTCTCAGGCCAGGTGTGTATGCTGGAAACACAGAATATTCAACTCAATTGCTGGTTGAAATTGTTTCTAATGCTGTTGACGAATATCGTCTTGGGCATGGAAATGAAATTGATGTAACCATTGACAAAGATGTTGTTACTGTTCGAGATTATGGACAGGGATTTATTCCAAATTCTTTTAGAGAAGACGGAAAAACAATTCTTGAAGCTGCTTTTAGTGTATTAAATACTTCAGGAAAATACCGTGATGATGGAACTTATGAAGGAACATCGTTAGGGTCTTTTGGTATTGGCTCTAAAATTACAACATTTCTTTCTCATTGGCTCACAGTTACTACAATTAGAGACAATCATTTTGAAAATTGTAGATTTCTTGAAGGAGTTTTTGATAAACGAGAAACTGGAATTTGTAATGAAATAACTGGGAAAAAAACAGGCACAAGAGTATGTTGGAAACCATCTGAGGAATTTTTTACTCATACCGAAGTAGAAATTAATAAAATTAGAGATTTATTTAAAACTATTGTATGTCTTTGTCCTGGATTAACCATCAATTTAAATAATAATGGTAAAACAGAAATTTTTGTTTCTACACATGGTATTAATGATCTTGTAAATGAAGCTGTAAAAGATACAGAGCTTATTAATAATCGTTTTTCAATGAACTTTTCAGAAGGTAAGAATAAACTTGATATGGTTCTTACTTATGCTGGAAATTATTCTTCAACCATAGTTCCTTATGTTAATACAGGTCTAACAGAATCTGGACCTCATATCACCCAAATTAAAACTGTTATTACAAGAGAATTTAATAAGTTCTTTAAAGAAAAGAAATGGTTAAAAGAAAAAGATACTAATTTAACTGGCGATGATATTCAAGAGGGAATGTATGTGGTATTTAATATTACTGCTCCTAATGTTGGATATGATGCACAGGTTAAAAGTAGAATTACAAAGATTGATATGACGCCTTTTACTTCTGCTTTAAGCACAAATCTTGAAGTATGGTTAAATAATAATGAAAAAGAAGTAAAATCTATTTTTGAAAAGTCGGCTGCCGCT